CCTAGAGCATGGGCTCGAATCTTATCTCTCGCTATTCTTATCGCAGTCTGTAGATCGTAAACGAAAGGAGCCTCTATAACCTTCTCTCGAAGTCCGTAGCGAGTATAGGATATGTAAGCGAGGGGATCTCTATACTTAAGAGGTTCATCTTCTTTGAGTAAAGGATCTATAACTACCTTAGATCGGTACGCATCGCTCTGGCCTGCATAAGAGAACCGGATAGTAATCTTATTTATAATCTCACTCTCGAGCGGAGTAAGTGGGCTAATAATCTCTAGCTCTCCACTCTCTATTAGATGATGAGAAGGGATAATCTCTTGAGAGTATGTATAGAGATTAAGAGCAGCTTGTATCCCCTTCCCTCCATTTACTACCATAATAGGAAGGAGGCTCCAGATATTACTCTGGATCCATTCGAGAGCGTTAACTTCTATATCGTTAACATACCCTCCGAACTTGTATCGATTGAGTATAGGAGAGAGGCCCTTCCAAGATGAAAAATCAAAGAATAACTTAGATCTCTCTAATACATAAAGGGAAAGATCTACCGCTCTTTCTATAGGCCCGCTTCCATCTATGCTAGGAAAGCCTCCTCCAGATTCTGCCCAAGATGCATAATAAGAGAAGGATAACTCCGGACTCGATACTTGGAAGTTATCAAATTGTAGATTAGTCCCTTCTGGAGATCCTACCCCGGTAATATAGAAGGGTACGTAAGAATGAACAAAACCCTTAGAATCTATCTCGATCTCTACTGGATTCGTAAAGGAGCCTCCCTTACCATCGAATATTTGAATATTTGATCCTGTAGTAGGTCTTACTACTTGATGGTATGCTACTTGGAAGTATTGCGTTAATAGGGTAGCAGTTCCTCCGGCCTGGTATGCAGGAGATACATGTAGATCTGTATCGAAAGAGATACTCCCTGCTTCCTCTCTTGGGCTTATTCCTAGATTACCGAATACGAAAGGAACTACCTTACCCTTGCTTTGTGTAATGATACCGATAGAGTAATTATCCTCGATTATAACGTGCTGCTCTCCTAAGAGCTTCACTACTCGAATATTAACAGAGTTCTCTATCGTAAAGGATACAGTACCCTTCGGAGAGGATGGATCTCCAAAGATGGCATCTAATACTCTACCCTTAAAGATACCGATCTTATCTTGCTGAGTAAAAGAAGTTTTCCCCTCTTTTATAATCACCATCGAGAGATCGCATAGAGCATCGTTTAAAGTTCTTCCCTTAAGAAACTCCGATACCCAATCTATATTCTCGAAGATGAGTTCCATCGAGATTGTATTGGCTTCGAGATCTACTCCGAGGAGATCGCTCTGGAGATTAACCGGAGGATCTGAGAGGGCTCCTCTATATGGGATTACTGTATTCTCTGATAAGTCCGATATATCAATGGGTACTGTAGAAAAACGGTATATCGCTCCATAATATGAGATATCTAAGAGGAAGCAAACATCTCCCTCTTCTATCTGTGATCTCTTGATTGTATCCATTATTCAATCTCCTCGAGATTTACAGTAGCTACTCGGAACATCTCCGATACTCGCTCCTCTCCGATAACACTTTCTACGGATACTTCTCCAGTAGTTCGCGCTAGCATATGCTCCTCTCTATGATTAAGCAATACTTGGTCTAGAGAGGGATCCTTCGGAATGGAAGGAAGATATACAAGAGGTTCTTTATTACTCAAGTATCGAAAGATTCCATTCATAAGATAAGGATCTCCATAGTTCGCTACTGGTTGAGCTCCTGCAGTATTAGATACTTTCCAGTAGTCCGGATTAAGATCATATAATCGAGTAGTATCGATGGGCTCTGTCCAAGCTATAGAAGCGGTTCTCCTTCCGTTACTCATCTTACGAGCAAAGAACATTCCATCGAGGCTCTCTTGGGCTTGGATATTTGGATTGTAGGAGATTGTTCTTCCTCTTTGATACTGAGGAGCGGGGAAGGCTACGGAGCCCATTAGAAGAGATCCTATCTGGAAGTATCCCTCGAGAGTAGTCTGTACTGGAATATCTATCGAAAAAGCATACTGCCCAAGATTAACCCCATCGAGTCTATTTTTTAGGAAGGTAATCTTATCCGGGATGAGTTTAATATTTCCGGAAGCAGGAATAGAAGATGGATCCGTTAAACTTGTATCGTATTGGATTACGGCCTGCTTAACTGTGGCATCTGTACTCCAGATCCCCTCGCTATTCATTCTAATCTTAACGATCTTAGTAGTTTCTCCGGAGGTTAACTCTGCTCTCCATCCGATAGCTTCTCCATATTGGAGTAAAAATTGTTTGGTACTATCGTTCGAGATTAAAGTATTCCCCTTCTTAATAAACTTACCTTGGAACCCTTCGGAAGTATCAACAGCTGCAAGAGTTACCCAGGAGGCTCCGTTCCAAGATTGGAGATTAAAAGTACGGAAGTTTATATTAGAGAGATGTACTCCAAGCATATCCGATAACCCGAGGCTCTTCTCCGTAGCCTGTACTACTGGATCGATAAAGAGAGGTATCTTCTGCAGTGTAGCAGCGTTCTTACTTCTCCAAGTAACTCGAGGAGATAAAGATACTCCATGAAAGATATTTTCTATTGCATAATCGTATCGAGGAGAGATCTTATACTCATCTTCTCCGCGAGCGGGGCTATCCTTTGCGGTTATCGCTAGCCCTTGATCTATGTATTGATACTCTCCAAGAGGAGGATACTCCGCTCCTCGTAGATTAAAATCAAAGAGGCCCGCTTCTTCTCCAGTTGTAATCGATACTTCCTGCCAATGAGATCGATAAGTAGTAACTCCAGAGAAGGCCTTATGGCCCCATTCGATAGTATTACCCAATCCAGTACCACTAAGAGTTATCCCGCTAATCGTTTGGAGAGTCCACTTCTTAGCCTGGGCTCCGTTCGCTGTTCTGTAATAGATATTAGCGTTCGTATCAGTCCAAGCGATTACGATCTCTGTAGATTCTGTCATATCGTGAGAGATGGTAGCTTTAACTCCTCCGGTATCTCTTACAACGATAGAAGAGGTAGAGAATCGAAGTAGCAGCTCTGCGCTATTGGTTGCTCCGTTATCCTGTTTAATCGAGATAGCGATAAAATCGCTCGCTGTACTTGTATTCTGATCTACTTGGAGCCTTAATCTGATTACTTGCCCTTCTGCGAAGTAGTTACCGGAATGGGAATAAATATAATTTCTTGTATTCCCAGAGGTTTCTATCTTGAGGCCTTCATCATCTAGAACTTGAGTACCCGCTCCGGTTGTTGTATATTGGCTACTCGTAGCAGGTAGCATAACTGGAAGATAAGTACTCTCCCACATAAGATACTGATATCTAGAAGGAGCCTCCGATCTAGGAGGATAAGAGAAAGAAGAGTACCCGGAGAGATTAAGACTCCATACACTGTTAGTATTATGGCCTATTATCTTTGCTCTTCCTTCATGTACACAAGAGGAGAGGGCCTTAAGCCTATCACTATTCGAACCGTAATCGAGGATAACCGCATCGAGAGAAGAAGATCCGCTCGCATATTCCCAAGTAACTCCGAAATCTTCCGAATAGTATCCGATTAACTTTCCATTATTGTAGACTTGAGCGATAACCCATACTCTCCCATCTTTGTAGAATGTAGTTACATTCCCTTCGGAGAGTTGATTAGAGGATAATAAAGCGAAGTCTACCCCACTTGTATCTATCTCGTACTCGTTAGAGGTTCTCCAGTAAGAAGCAGAGGCTCGGATTCCTGGATTAGGAATCTTGGTAAACTTTAACTCATCAGCTGCAGAGATATAAGCTATCCCTATAGATCCATCTGGAAGAGCGATCGGGCTAGGTTGATGGAAGTACCCATCCGAAGAGGGAGAGATTCCATCGATTAGATTAAAAGTAGTTCCACCATCTCGAGATACGTACTGCGCTAATCTATTTCGAACTGTAGATAAGGCTTCTATAAAGAGTACTACAGTATTATCTATTGTTACTAATCGCATCTTCTTTGGTTCATACGTTCCAGAGCTTATCGATTCCGATAGGCCTCGAGGAGAGATCTCTTTCCAGTTATCCCCATTATCGATACTTCGATGGACTTTTATATTAACCGCGTTCTCGCTTGTATATTGGAAGTAAGCTACTAGTAAACTTCCATCCTGTAATCGAGTAATACAAGGATGACCAGTAGAGGAAGGAGTAGAAGCAGGGATAATCGATACAAAGGTTTTGATAAGATCAATACTACCGTTCTTCTCTTGCCTTCTTAGAGAGATTGTATATCTCCCACTGGAATCTAAGATCTCCGATATTACCCAGATAGTCCCCTCGAGGCTAGAAGTACAATCCGAATTAAAATAAGTACCTACCGCAGTACTCGAGGAGTATCTCCAATATCCGCTCTCTGTTAGGATATGGGCTGCATCTTGCCCAAGATCTACGGAATCTTCTCCGCTCCATTTAAAGAGAGCATCTCCGGGTAATCCTCCTTGGATAGTTTCTACTTTGATCTCTTCACCTTGAGAGCCAATAGAAGAGAGTGTTAGGTTGACTCCTTGGGATTGGGCTTCCGGTACTCCTGCTCTAGAATTACCTTGAGTAAAGGAGGCTTCTGCAGTCCATAGATTATCCTTCGATATAGAGATACTCGGTATAAGAAATCCTCTTAAATAGTCTGGGGTAATATTGGCCATGATTAATATCCTCTTATTCCTACGGGTTGAGCTTTCGAGATTCCTAGATCCTTAGCGAACCTTCCGAAGTGCTTAAAGGGTTGTATTACTACGGTATTGGTAGAAGAGGAGCCTCCTTGCTGAAGATTTCTAACTCCTTGCTCTCCTCCTATTCTTCTTACTGTAGATCTATCTAGAATAGCCTCTCCTCGCAATACTCTAGCGGTAGCCTCATCCGGGGCCATCCCTCCCATATGGAAAGAAGGCATCTGTTGACTCATTACGACACCCGCTTGGGCTACCCCGGTAGCGATTGCTAATCCAGATTGGATCGCATTAAACGGTATCGGTAATTTCTGAGCTGCCATAATAGCCTCTGCAGTACCCATCGCTACTTGAGCAAGTGCCATTCCCTTTTCGAATCTAAATAGGGCTCGGAGTTGCTTCTGCTTCTGTTCGTATGCAGATCTCTCGATCTCTCCCATCTGTGCTAGTTGCTCTTGCTTCTCTTTCTGGGCTTCTACATCGATCTTATCGCTATTTATTCTAGCATCCGCTAGGGCTGCTAGAGTATCTCCAAGCTCGAAGATCGCATCTAGATTCGCGCGGGCTCCTTCCTTTCTCTTTTCTTGGAGCTTCTCTTCATTTTCTAGAAGTTCATCGTTAAGATCTTCTTCTGCTTCTCTTCGAAGGGCTATCGCTGCGAGTTCTGCTTCTGCTTCTCTTCCGGTTGCTAGTCCCAGATCTTCTATCGCTTTAATCTGCTCTTCTACTCTCTCTCTCTGTGCTAATCTTTTCTTCCCTTCATCATCGAGGAAGGCCATAGCCATAGCCTTATCCATCTTCTCTTCGAGAGATTTCCCCTTAAGAAGATCATCAGCAAGAGAAAAGGCCTCTTTTAAGGCTTCGTTATTAAGTTCTTCTGCGGTTAAGGCTCTCTCTGCGGCTACTGCTCTTCTCTCTGTATTATCTGCAGCCTCTTCCGTAGCATCTGCTAGCTCTTTCTCGAGAGTTACCATCTCCATAGCTGTATCTTTGGCTACTTCTTGCATCTTCTCAATTGCTTTAACTGCCTTCTCTTCTTGGGCTTTCTGCGCTTGGAGTTGATCTTGTATATGTAATAAAGCTACTTGTTCGGTTAATCCTCTCTTAGTTAGATCTAGATTATTCGCTGCTTCTTTGTTCAATATTTGAGCAGTTCTTAATCTCTCTAGCTCTTGATCGGAGAGTATTACTTGCTGATCTTCTGAGCTCTTATTCATCTTGATAAGAGAGTCTACAGTACCTAGTAATAGTTCTGTTTGAGTTACTGTATCCTTAGCGGCTTCAATATTACCCCGGAAAGATTCGTTAGCGGCTTCTCCTGCCTTCTCTAGATTGAACTGATATTCAGTTATTTGACCTGTAAGAAGTTTATAATCTAACCTTTGCTCTCGAATCTTAAAGGCTGCATCTTCTAGATTTTTCTGTTGTTCGTTCTGGCTTTCGATAAGAGATTTTTGAGCATCTCGAAGGGCTAAAGTATCCTCTCGTACTTTCTCTAGTTCCGCTTGATGGGCTACGTATCCAAGCGTTAAGGCTCCAATAGCGATACCTCCTGCGATTACAAAAGGATTAAGAGCAGCGAAGGACATAGTTAATCCTTCTGTAACTGCAAACATATCCGCAATCCCATCCGCAGCTTCTGCGAGTTGAGGATTAACACCTCGAAGAGCCAATCCTACTGAAGAGAATCCTCTATCGATATCTCCAGAGGCCTCTCCTACTTGCTCTAAGCGTTCCTCTGCTCTCCGGGCTGCATCTGCCATATCATCAAAATCTTTTACCCCTCTTCGCGCTGCTTTCGCTGCGTTCTGAGAAGCCTTCTTAGATGCTTCCGCGCTCTTCTTTGCTGCTTTCTCGGCTTGCTTAAGTTGCTTATCGAGAGCCCCTACCATCTTCTTAGCTTCTGCTTCGGTTACGTTAGGCATCTGCTTAAGCTTAGATATTAGATCCTTGAGATCTGCCTTATAGGAGATCGATATACTTCTTTTCTCTTCTGCCATTAGATTCTCCGCATTAGATCATCGGCTAGAGCCTTCACGATCTTGTTAGATGCCTTTTTCTGGGGCTTAATCATTAACTCGTTAGATACCCTCTTTCCTTGAGGCTGTATAATATGCTGCCCTCTATTGTTCTCCGATTCTACTCCGAACTTTATAGCCCAGGAGTAAGGAGCTCTATTTCTAAGATAGGCCTCGAAAGATCCATCCGGTAAGATTCGGAAGCCTCGCTCGAACATCTTCCAAGATCCCTTCGATACTTTACGAAAGAATACGATATCTCCATCTTTATCCTTTCTTACTTGCGGTTGTCTTACTGGCCAATCTCTTTTAGCATCGCTTTCGATCTTGATTAGAGTATCTTCGAGAATCTTTCTAGCATTGGGAGCGACCTTATCGAGAAAGCCTGTATAGAATTCTTGGAGATCTGTATCTATCTCTATTCCGGCTCTCTTTGTTGTAAATTTTTTCATGGTCTACCCTTGCTAAGCATCTCCTCCATTCTAGCCCTTTTTATCCGCTCTTGTCTATCTTGCCTATCTTTCGAATCTTCATTGGATAACCTATACTCCGCGAGTAGAGATATCTGTAGATCTTCTGTGAGAGAGTAATACCATAGCGGATCCTTTCCCCATCGGAGAGCGATCCGCATAGCGAGGAGATCTAGCCCTCCTCTCCCACTTGCAAAAAATTTGCTTTCTCTTCTACCTCTTTCTCGCTTGGGATTACCTTCATCATCTCAATAAGTAGAGAAGATCCCATCTCGTAGACTCTCGCAGGAGTAACTCCATTATCCATTAATCTATCTAAGATCTTATAACCGTAGGCTATTGGATCTCCACTCGATACAGGATAAGCAGGAAGTATCCGCTTATGGTCAACCGATACCGCGATAGCAGCAGCGCAAAGTCTACCGAGTTGGGCTCTATTGGGATCCGAGCCCCAGATAGAAACAAAGTCTAAGCAAGTAGCAATCGAGGAAGGAATCTTCCCCTCATGCTTTCCGAGTTTTCCAAGATCTAGCATAGTACCTCCTTACGCTATTAAGCTACAGTTAAACCACCGTAGCAAGTGAAATTCAAAGTGAACGCAGAGGGATCTCCTTCTGAGAAGTCCAAAGAGCATATACACTTAGATAATGTAACGATATGATCTGCTTCTGCTAGATCTGGGCTATCTGCTACATACTTAATATCGATAGTGTAATGCTCTACGAAAGGAGTACCAGTTAACCCGGTAGAGATGTTCCCATTATAGAATCCAGATTGTGAGATAAAATCTCGGATAGATCCTGCTTCTGTAGCATCTGTAAACTGTCTAAAGTGGAAAGAAAAGGAGCCTGTTTTGGCTTGCTCATCTTGTTTACGCACTGCTGCGAAGTTACCGCGATCCATTACCACTAGTTCGGAGAACTGCTGAGGATCTGAGAAGGTGAAGTTACCATCTTCGTAGGCTACTTCGAGAGTTACAGGGCTACCAGTTCCATCGAGAAGAGTAATAACTCCATCGCGTTTAGTCTTGGGTATTGTTGAATATGCCATAATGGCCTCCGGGGATAATGATTACTATTGTATCCGATATGGTTAAATAGTGTGTAGAATATTGAACGATAAAGTAATAAGGATATACTCTTGGGAATCTGTTACTGTTCTCTGAGATGCTACATATCGGATAGTAAACTGATTATCCGTAGTATAGGCCTCGAGTACCTTGTTAATAACCTCTTCCTCTGTATCAAGAGAGGCATCGTAATCCGTTGGATATATATCTAGAGGTCTTAATCGATAAGAGAATAGAACTTGTATTGGAGTAGCAAGATAGACTCCCACCGCTCTCCGCTGCCTCTCTTCCATTGCTGTAGAGCTTGCTACAGAGATAGAGAAGGCTCTATGGGCTACAGTGTTTTCCGTTCTTCCAAAATAATCCGGAGTATGCTTAGATTCCTTGAAGCCCGAGATCTCTTCGATCTTAGAGGCTATTCCTCTCCGGATACTGGATAGAGATTGTCCCATTATCTTCTCCGGAATCTACGAGTATAATTACCTTGACCATTGAGAAAGATTACAGGCTGCTTAGATACTCTGTTATCTGGGCTGCTGCTCTGGCCTGTATGGTTTTGATCATAGATAAAGTTAATCTGCTTCCACTCATCCTTGTATTGTGAGTAATGTTCGTTAGCAAGATCTAGATATCTTCCGTTACTCTGGCCTAAGCTAGAATGGAAATCTCGGAAGATGTAGTAGAGAGATAGATTCTGGTGAGCAGCTCGGAAGGCTTCTGCACTCATTACAAGATACTCGAGGCCTCCTCCTTCTGTTCTCATCCGTTGGATCATCGTGTACCAAGCTTCATCTATGTAAGTCTGATAAGAAGTAAGATTCGATGGTCTGATATCTTCGAGCTGAGAGTAAGTAGCAGTAAGATCGCCATCCGATACTACAGGATATAACCTTCGAATAACGAGAGCTCCCATCCTGCGGAAAGTAAAGACTTCTCCTATAATTGTAATCTTCCACTCTTGGAGGTATCCCTCTCCGAGTGAGAGGCTAGAGTCCAAGATAGCAGGGCTATGTACGTAGGTAGGAATATTAGCAGGAAAGGAGGCAGTAGCATTATCGATTAACTTCTCTTGATTAGGTTTATAGAGAGTATATCGAACCTCTGTAGGAACTACTAGCACCCCATCCCGATAGATAGGAAGAGTAGAAGTATTACTTATCCCTCTCTCGAGTAACTCTGGAATCTTAATCTGTGGAGCATAGGGGGTGCTAGTAGGCATTATTTTATCTCGTTGTATATTGCGAGCCCTTTATTATTGAACTCTTCGATAAAGGATAGCATATCCTTCCTAATTTTGTAGTGTTCTTCCATCTTAACTTTGATCTCTGGAATGTGCTGAGTATTCTGTAATCTTCCGATCGTTTTATTATGGGTAAGAGTTTCCAGTTCCCAGAAGTGAGGCTCTACAGGTTGGAGAGTTCCATCTAACATTAGAGAGATCCCCCACTTATAGAAAGAATCTCTATCGAAGTTCTTGATAACTCGATTCCCTACTACTCTTACGGATTGCCATTTAGGGCAATGGTATCTTCCACCTCTGACTCGATATTGATGTACGTATTGATACTTACCCGCTTCGAGATAGATCCATCCTTGTTGTTGTAGCTTCCCAATCCGAGATCCTGCGTTACCCATCTCTCCGTTAACTTGCTGAACACCATTAACACCGGGTACTATCCGCTCCAATCTAATCGAGGGAATAAAGTATCCCTTCCTTTCGATCTTTGTGCTCTTTCCCTTCGTTACCTCTGTATCGAAGTAATGGAAGAGCCAATTACTCGGATGCCACTTATAAAAAAAAGGGTGATTGGGTTGCTCCGGAAGGAGTGTCTCTTGGCTCGATTGCATTGGAGCCCAGGGTTGTGGAGTAAAACTCATAATTTTTGTACCTCATTTAAGTTTATAAAAGAAAGGATGGGAACCGTAGCCCCCATCCAACCATAGGAAAGATTATACCAAAGTAGCGATCTCTACTCCACGAGCATCTTCCAAGATTGCCATACCGATATAAGCATGACCTACAACCTTAGTTAATGCCTTAGTAGCATCACGATCCATTTCTACCATGACTTCACCCATTTCGCGAGCTTCAACAGCACCCGGAAGAGCAGAAGGCATCCCAGTAGCGTAACCAATAGCACCAGGGCAAAACATAGCACCGGCATAGTTAGAACCGTTATCCGTTACGTAAGAACTAGTATAGATTTCAACACCCATAAAAGAACCTTTGTAATGAGAACCTTTAGCAGAGATAGCCTCGAAAGAAGCAGGAGCGTAAGCTACGGCTCCAGTTTCTCCGCGGATACCATCTTGTAACTCTGCGAACTGTGCAGGGTGCAAGACACATACGTAAGGGCCTGGGGCTCCTTTGTTAGAGTCTGCAGCTTCCAGAGCTTGGATAGCAGATACCCATACATCTACAGTTAAAGCAGCAGTAGCACCAACTTGAGCAGTAAAACCACCGAAGAGAGCAGCTGTAAGATTAGCGAACAAAGCATCATAAGAGCGAGAGATATGCTCTGCGATACGGAAAGGATCGATATCTTGACCCATTCCAGTCATAGAAGCGAGATCAGTAATCGCGTAAGCTAAACTTTGTCGTTTGCATACGATATCTACGTGAGAATCTACGAGAGCAGTATTACCCACTGCAGAATCTTCCGTTAAACCTGTAAAAGCAGAAAACCCAGATTCACCATCTAGAAACGCTTGTCGAACTCGTATCGTATCCGAGCCCATTCCATTAATACTTCCGCAGAAGTCTACGAACGGGGTATTACGGAGGTTTACGGAGTCTTTTAGTAATAATTTGATTTCTTGAGAGATCATCTGTGCGAGTCTTAAGTCACCGACTAGCCCAGTATTTGTAATTTCATTTGCCATGATATGCACCATTAGAAGAAAGGGGAAAAAATTAGTTTCTGGGCTCTTCTGCTGTTTCGGGAGCGACCCTACCCACTAGTATCTTATATCAATAAATAACCACTTGCAAGCATAAAAAAACCTCTCTGCAGGAGAACAGAGAGGAAGGGGATCGGGGGAGGTACGACCCACCCCTTTTTTTTAGGAAGATTCGATTACAAAGATACGACTATTTCAGCACCAGTAATATTGATTACTGATTTAACTTTAACGTTATTAGCATCTACGAGCTGAACATCCAATTGGACTTTGTTTCCATTGCTATCGTATGCAGATACATGTACGATCTTCTCACCTAATTGATGATTCAATGTAGCGAAAGTATTAGCAGTAAGATTTTGAGGAGCAAAAGTCTTACGGAACTGAGAAAGAGCAACTAAGACTTCACCATTAGTAACCGATGCCATGTTACCCGCTGCAGGATCTGCAGTGATAGCGGCTTTGGCTCTTTGTTCAGTGAAGTAAAGGTTAGTACCCTCGCTAATATCACCAGTATCGGCATCAAGGGCAATTTGACCAGTAGCAGAGTTATAAGCCAATCCATTAGTATCTACAGAGATAGCCAATCGAGAGCGGGCTTCGGTGAAGAAGCGAGCGGAAGAATCCTCTGTAATCATACTCGTATCGGCTGCCAATGTATAAACACCGTTAGAGTAAGATAATCCAGTACCTGCAGAGAACTCTGAAAATACATCGCTTAACTCTACAGAGAGAACACCTGTAGTACTGTTATATTGCAATAACTGAACATCTGGACTAGCTACAGAAGCGATAGAGATAGATCCTCGAGATCTTGCATCTGTGAAGAAAAGATTTCCTTCTTCTGTGATATCATCGCTACCGACTGCCAAGGAGATTACACCTGTAGCACTATCGTAAGCGATACCATCACCAGATACAGAGATAGATCCGCGAGATCTTGCTGCAGTATGGTAGAGATTGCTACTTCCCTCAGAGATTCCATCGGTATCTACATTCAAAGAGAAAGCACCGTTAGCACCATCATAAGCAAGGCCAGAACCTGCAGAGAAGAATCCTCGGATCTCTCCCTGATCTGCAGTAATAGCACCAGTAGAGGCATTGTAATCGATACCGGAAGATGCACTTAAGAAAGAGCGAACTTCTGCAGCTTGAATATCTTGTCCTTCGATCTCTGTGAAGTCAGCTGTAGAGCCTGCACTTCCACCGTTATGGATCCAAGTTTCAGCGCGACCACTTACACCAGTCAAGATGATAATATCACCTTCTTGTTTTTCATCTCCATTAGTATAGTTAGAAGCTACCCAGGCACTCAAAGAAGCGGCTACGGTATCTACTGCTA